TCCGGGACAGCTTCGCCAGCCAGAAGGACAAAGGTACGGACGACGGCCTGATGCGCCTGAAAACCCACATGGTGGATTACTACCGCCGGAGTGGGTGCGGCGCTGACGGCTGGGTGCTGAAAGGCGACGTCCGCCACTTCTTTGCCAGCATTGACCACCTGAAACTCAAACGGAAGCTCAAGGCGGTGTTGGACAAACGCGGTGTTGACCCGCGTGTCTATGAGCTGCTTTGCATCTATATCGACGTGATGGAAGATGGACTGCCGCTGGGCTACCAGACCAGCCAGCTTTTCGCCCTGATGTTCCTTGACGAGTTCGACCACATCATCAAAGAAAAGTACCGCATCAAATACTATGGCCGGTACATGGATGATTTCTATATCATCTGCCCGGACAAGCAGAAGTTGCAGTGCATCTTGAAGGATGTGCGGGCACTCATGGACAGCTACGGGCTAGAGCTGAACCAGAAAACAGCCATCTTCCCATTGAGGAACGGCATTGATTTTCTCGGTTTCCATTCGTACCTGACCGAAACCGGTGCGGTCATTCAAAAACTGCGTCGGGAAAGCGCCCAACGGATGAAAGCCAAAATCAGGCATTGGGAAAGGGCATACCCGGCGGGCGAAGCGACAAAGGAAGAAATCCTTTGCAGCTTCCTTGCGTGGGATGCCCATGCGGCACACGGCGATACCTACGCACTGCGCCGCCAGTACGCCGATCGTCTGGAAAAATTGCTCAACTGCACAATTTCTATCCACCGAAAAATCAACTCGAATAAACTCGCACGAGACCGGCGACGCGCCCGGCAATGCCGCTGCATCTACAAGAAGCAGCACAAAGCCATGATCGCCACTGTCTCGCAGAACACAAGGCCCATTGGCGTTTTGCCGTGGGTCTGATTTTTTGCAAGGAGGTAACAATGGCAAACGTAAAACTGAGCACAAAGGCCGTTGGCAGTATCGTCAAGATCAAGGTCAACGGCGCGGCCAAAGACTTCATCATCGTGCATCAGGGCTTGCCCAGCAGTGCATACGATGCAAGCCGTAACGGTGTCTGGGTTGTGATGAAGGACATCTATACCACCAGCACGTTCGGCAATAACAACTCCTATAAGGATTCCAGCATCCATTCCTACCTGAACAACACCTTCTACAACCTGATTGATTCTCAGATTCGAGCGGTTATCAAGCAGGTCAAGATTCCGTGTACCAACAGCGGCGTTCAGAGCGGCGCAAACGGCCTTTCGACCAAGGTGTTCCTGCTGTCTGGCACGGAGGTTGGGTTCAGCGGCGTAAGCTACATGAACACCGAAGGTGCAAAGCTGTCCTACTTTGACAGCGCAAGTAAGCGTGTCGCCTACAACGGCAGCAGCGCTGCCGAATGGGGGCTGCGCTCTCCGAGCACCAACAACAGCGTCAACGTCTGGTACGTCAAGTCTGATGGTTCCAACGACAACTGGATCTGCAACAGCACCTACGGTGTTCGCCCCGCTTTTGTACTGCCCTCTTCGCTCGTGGTCTCTGACGACGGCACGGTCAGCACCAACACTGCCCCGGCCATCAACGCCAGCTCCACGAATCTGGGGGAGAAGAACGCACCCTTCGGTTTCGGCTACACCGTTACCGATGCCGACGGCGATACCCTGACCGTCACCGAAAAGCTGGACGGCAAGACCACCGCCACCCGAACCGGCGTTGCAAGCGGTACTGCACTGACCTTCGGGCAGGGCAGTACCGCCGAAAATTTCCAGCGCATCCTCAACGGCAGCCACACCATCCAGATCACCGCGAACGATGGCAAGGAGAGCACCAGCCTGAACGCCACGTTCACCAAGAGCGTTACCAGCGCAAGTGTGACGCTGGCCGAACCTCTGACCGTGGAGGGCGACATCACCGTTGCCGTGCTTCAGGTGACCGGCTCCATCCCGGACGATGCTGTCTTTAAGGCCGAGGTGACGAACAATGCCAACGACCCGTCCCCGGTCTGGCAGGATGCCACGGTCGAAGTCCAGAAGGGCGTGAACATTGTGTTCACCAACAGCGTGGCGACCAACGGCGCAGCGTTCAACTTCCGCGTTTCCGTCAGCCGCGGTGCATCCGGAACTGGCGGCTACATCGAAGCCGTCAGCGGTGCATTCCAGTAAGGAGGACGAAATCATGGTCGAATGGAAGAAGCATAATCTGCCCACCCGGCAGGAGAAGGAAGCCGCAGCCAAGAAGCAGCAGGAGCACGAACAGCTGCCCGACCGTGTGGCTGAAATGGAAGATGCCCTGTGTGAGCAGGACGCAGCCAACGAGAAGCGTTTGGCCGACATCGAAACCGCGCTGTGTGAGCTGGACGCAGCGTTGAACAAGGAATAAGGAGGTATCACCATGAACATTATCTGGGCAAACCGCCTGATTGCAGGCACTAAGGCTTGGGCAGAGATGCCCGCATCCCGCCGTGCAGGCGTGAAGAAAGTTCTGGCCGAGCGCGTAAACAAGGGCGAGATCACCGCCGAGGATTACAAGCGCATCACCGGTGACGACTATGACGTGGCCTGAGCTGTGTGAGAAGCTGTTGACCCGGCTTGAAGCGCAGGGCGAGAACATGAGCACCGAGCGTGCAGAGTTCGGGGTGCTCATGGTGGACTGTGCCATGCGCGGGTGCGGGGCTGATCCGGGCATGAAGGGAGATGGTAGCAATGGCGATTAAAGCCTATTCATATGCGAAGGACGGGAACAGAAAGCTCTCCGCAAATTTTGCGGTGAAGGAGTTCCGCTGCAAGGATGGGAGTGACCCGATCTTTATTGACGATGAGCTTGTGACCCTGCTGCAGAAAATCCGGGATCATTTCGGGAAGTCTGTGACGATCACGAGTGCATACCGTACCGCCGCCCACAACAAGGCGGTGAAGGGGGCGACCTACAGCCAGCATTGTTACGGCAAGGCTGCAGACATCCGGGTGCAGGGCGTGGGTGTTGAAGCTGTGGCTGCCTATGCCGAGACCCTACTGCCGAATCGTGGCGGCATCGGGCGCTATCCTGTAAAGGCGGGCCGCCCTGCTGGTTGGGTACATATCGACACCCGCGCGGCAAAGAGCCGGTGGGTAAGCTGAAAGTAGAAGGAAAACAGTATGGAGAACATTCTGAAAGTTTTTCTGATGGCATTCCCTGAATGGCTGGCCTGCATCTTCATGGTGGTCGGCCTTGTGGTCACGGCGCTGGCGGCGGTACGTCTGGGTTACGGCCTTGTGGTCGCAAAGACCGTGTACAAGTGGATCGTCAACGCGGAAGAAAAGTTCGGCGCGGGTGCAGGCGCAGAGAAGAAAGCGCACGTTATCGCGGTGCTGCGCGGCTACACCCCGGACTGGCTGGACTGGGCAATCAATGAGCGGACGCTGGATTGGATCGTACAGCTTGTGTTCGACTTTACCAAGAAGAAGCTCGAAGATTACATGGCAAAGAAATCCGTGGAAACCACCACTGTGGCCCGTTTCGGTAAGGCGGGGGAGGACAAGCGTAATGACTGACGAGGAACTGGAACATCGCTTGACAGCGGTCGAAAACCGTGCACAGAGCAACACCCACCGACTGGACGAGCTGGGGAAGCTGACCGATGCAGTAAACGGCATGAACACCAATATCAAGTTGACCATCCAGCAACTCGAAAACACAAACAAGAGCCTTGAAATTGTAACGGCTCAAAACAAAAAGCAGGAGGACCGCCTCACCGCGCTGGAAAAAGCCCCCGGAACATTTGGGAACAAACTTTGGTGGGCTGTGATTGCGGCGTTGGTTTCCGGCCTTGTGGCCTATGAACTGACGATGCTTCTGCACTGAAATGAAAATCCCCCGCTGGCATCCTGATGGATTGCTGGCGGGGGATTTTTTGTTTGTCTGGAAGTTTTGCACAAAGGAAATGTGCAAAGTGTGGAAAAATTGCGAATTGACAACGGTATACCGTATAATTTACGCTTAAAACGAAAATAAACGCCATGGTCGAAAGGAGGAAAACGGCGTGCGAGTGTTCAAACAGCTTACGCTTACAGACCGAGTCCGTATTGAAAAGTGGCTGAAAGATGGGCTGAGAGTAAAGGAAATCGCAGACAGGTTGCGGGTTGACCCGTCCACGGTGTACCGGGAACTGAAACGCGGTAGCTACGACAAGTTGGACGGTAAAACGTGGAAGCTGATTCCTACATATAGCCCGGATATTGCAGAACAAAGGTATCAGGCACATCTTCGGGAGAAGGGACCAAACCTTAAGATTGGCAAGGATCATGAGCTTGCAAGCTATATCGAGCAGACCATTATAGATAAGGATTGTTCACCGGCTGCTGTGTACGGTTATGCCCTGGAAGAAGGACGGACATTCAAAACGCATATATCGGTGCCTACCATATACAGCTACATCAAAAAGGGCATGTTCCTGAACTTGACGCAAAAGGCCCTGCCCAGACATGGAGTGCATAAGAGCGACTATAAAAAGGTGAAAACAAAGGATCCTGCTCGTGCGCCTGCCGGTGAGAGCATCGAAAAACGCCCGGCGGAAGTAAAAGACCGTGAAGAATTTGGACACTGGGAAATGGACACGGTGTATTCTGGCAAGAAGAAAAGCACGGTTGCGCTGCTGGTGCTGACTGAGCGCAAGACCCGGAACGAAAATATTATAGTGGTGCCAGATCGCCGCGCAGAGACGACCGTGCGGGCAATCAATGCACTGGAACGGAAGTTAGGTGCAGAGAAGTTTGGCATTATCTATAAGAGCATCACAGTGGACAACGGCAGTGAGTTTGCATTGGCCGACCAGCTGGAACAGTCCTGCATCACCGGAGATAAGCGGACGAAGGTGTACTATTGTCATCCGTATTCTTCTTGGGAACGCGGGAGCAATGAGAATGTGAACGGCATGATTCGCCGCAGGCACCCGAAAGGCACAGACTTCTCAAAGGTCACGGCAGAGGAAATCGCGGCTACGGAGAACTGGATCAACAGCTATCCCAGAAAAATTTTCGGCTATAAGAGCGCCGGCACAATGTTCCGCGAATGCCTACGGGAGCTTGGTCTGACAGCATAAGCGACACGAAAACAGAAAACCGTTGGTAAAATCGAACAATAGAGGGCGGCTGCAAGCGGAGAAAACTTGACGGACTGTCTGCTTTACGCTAAAATCCACAAAAATAAGGCCGAAAATTTGTTGCATTTAATGCTTTACTTTTCATTTCTTTATCTGATCCTTCTTTGCTCTTGCATTTTGTGCGCAAGAAGAGTATGATATTATAAATAGGACTGCCCCAAGGGGGAAGTGTCCTCATTTGTGAGAATACACTCTGTGATTTTTAATATAAAGGTATAATATCCGTAAAGAGGAGACCTTCCGTCATGAACAACCCACTCGTCAGCATTATCGTGCCTGTGTACAACGTGCAGAATAGTGTTGCCCGCTGTCTGGAGAGCATTTGTGCCCAGACATGGAAGGATATCGAGGTCATTCTGGTCAACGACGGGTCCCGGGACGAAAGCTTTTCCATCTGTGAGCAATTCCGTGAAAAGGACCCCCGCATCGTTCTGGTGGACAAATCCAATTCCGGTGTGTCGGAGACCCGCAACTGCGGCATGTCCCTTGCAAGGGGCAAGTATGTGCAGTTTGTGGACAGCGACGATTATCTCGACCCTGATTTTACCGAGCGGCTGGTGACTGCCGCCGAAGCGAACAACGCCGATCTGGTCATTGCACCTTACTGGATGGTGATTCCCGCCAACTCTTCCAAGGCCACGCAGGCACTGGAAAACCTGCAGGAGAACCTTGGCATCGATGCCGAGAAAAAGCCTGATGATATCCGTGAATACGGCTTTCTGCCCGAGGGCATCTACGACCGCGATACCTTTGCCCTGCGCCTGATGGAGAAGCCCGCATCCTTCTTCTACAGCGTGCTGTGGAACAAGCTCTACCGCCGGGATATTCTGGCAGACCATCATCTTCAGTTCACCAGCGAGGTGCGCTGGGCCGAAGACCTGGTTTTCAATCTGGAATACATTTTGTACGCCAATGTTTTCGTATCCATTTCCAAAGCGGGCTACCACTATGTGCAGAACCCCCAGAGCATCTGCCACACCCAGATCAATCTGGCTTCCATCGTGCAGAACAAACTGCAGGTGTTCCGCTATTACAAGGAGCTGTACACAAAGCTGGGCCTGTACGATCAGGTGCAGCCGCAGCTGTATAAATTCCTGACCGCGTTCTCCGAGAACGCCTATCCCTCCGGTTCTCCCCAGAAGATCATCATGGACATGGCCAACCACTGGGGCTTTGGTGTTCTGGATGCTTCCGACAAGGAAAAGAAACACAAAACCGAACCCGATGCCTGATCTCCGGGCACGAAAAAAAGAGCCGTGAAAGCGGCTCTTTTTTGTTTGCCATTTTACCGGTCGATCCAGCTGCGGAAGGCTTCGCGCACTGCACCCTCCCGTCCGCGCGGGATGGGGATGCGCGCACCGCTGCACATCTGCAGCTCGCCCGCCGTCAGCAGCTGTGCCGCCGCCAGATTGACCACATAGGAGCGGTGCGGCTGCAAAAAACGCCCGTCTTCCAGCAGCGGCTTTGCTACCTCGGCAAAGGACACCCGCAGCGAAAGGGACACCACATCCTCGCCGCTGAGCAGATGGAAGTGCACCACATGGTGGGTGCACTCCAGATATTCGATCTGCGCATAGGCCAGCGCCCGCAGGCCTTCGGCGGTGACAACGGTCATTGCCGGGCCGTACTCCGGCTCGGTGGCGCGGGCAAGCAGGGCCGAAAGCTCCTGCTGGTGCACCGGCAGAAGCAGATACTGCATGGCATCCACCCGGAAAGCACTGTAGGCGTGGGCCGGTGTGCGGGCCGCAAAGGCCAGC